TTCAAAGTACAGCGATGAATATATACAAAGCAAAGTGGATGAATTAAACAGACGACCTCGAAAATGCCTAGGCTACCTAACTCCTTATGAGGTTTATTATTCAACCTCGTTGCACTTGACTTGACAAGTTACAAAATAGGGTATATATTCTAAGTAATTTGTAAAGCTACTACACCAGCCGAGAAAGGAGGAGGGATGAAAGAAGAAAAGAAATTAGTATCAGCGGTAAGACCACGTGGAACTGATGAGGCCTGCGTAATACAAGTTATAAGGACAAAATCGCTTGTAGGCGCAGGCACTCCTGATGATTTATCTAAAATAATGGTTCAATACTGGGATTTTGAAGGAAATCTATTGGCTACTTCGTATCACCAGCAAGCTTTCTCGAAACAGGCGGATGCTTAATCATGTATTGAACCTCAATAGACTTTATGAAGATTTCCATATAATTCTTCAGAAGAGCAAAATCGTGTTCGGGATACTTGCGTTTGTAGTGAGTGTAATCATTTCCGAGAATGCGAACAACATCAGCACTATTGGTTAGCGCTTCGTTAGGTAGATAGCTGGAAATGGCATCAAACAAGGTTTTATTTACGACTTCATCCTCGGGTTTTCCGAGTTCGTGAATAGCAAAGTCCTTTATTAGAACCTCAAGTGCAGAACGATAGCCTATAGCAGCAAGCTCTAAAGAACCAGCGAACTCTGACCTTTCGGCTTGATTGTAAATATACATGAACCTTTCGGATAAAGCTCGTAGGTTGTCGTTATCGAATAGTTCGACATTGGATTCAGGGTAAACAAAAATGTTTTTTGCATCAGTAGGTTCATCTAAACGACGATCTGATATTGACAGAGTTTGTTTGCCACAATCAGTGCACTTGTACATTCCAACCAAGAACCAACTAGTATCGGATTGAACAACAGCAGATGTAGACAAAATGAAATCAGTTGAAATTCCACAATGGGGACAAATGATGGGTTTTTCATAACCAAAAGAATAATAAGCCGAGTATTCTGAAGCGGATTTAACAGTGAATTTTTTATAATTTCTTTTCATATCGTTCTCCTTAAAATAATGGTCTATCTAAAAAGTATATCACAGATATGAAGATATGAAGAGATTAAGAAAAAAACAATAGAAAGGAGCCACAAAATGAGATTTCCAAACGTGAGAGCGGATGTAAAGACTGCATTTGAAATGTATCACACGCTACCATATTTTACATCTGGCGACATAAGAAAGCTGTTTAATGGATGCGCAGGGTCAACTGCAGCGAAAATCGCAAAGCTGACACGCGATGAAATGGCAAGGCGAGAAATCAAGATGTACTGCGAGCATGACAATTATTTAAACAAGGATGTCTTATATGACCTGGCGGGGTTAGACATAAACAGCATCAACAAGTCATACAAGATGCTAGAAAGGAGAACCCTATGAAAATCAAATCAATCATACCACCGACGCTTTTTATATCGGCAGTGTTAGCGCTGAACGGCATAGCAACGGCAATCGATACACCTGAACTTTATCAGCAGACGGAATACAAAGTCGTTAGCAATATACAAATTGATGTAAAGGGAATTTCAAACGAAATGATAGACGACATAGCCGTTAGAAGTGGTGTGGACCCTAACATCGTCAAGGCAATAATCATGGAGGAATCAGGAGGCAACCCTAACGCGGTAGGCGACGGTGGAGAATCAATCGGACTAATGCAGATACAACCAAAGCACCACCAAAAAAGAATGGAAGAACTAGGAATCGTAAGCCTATTTGACCCACAAGAGAACGTGATTCTAGGATGTGCCATCTTGTCAGACCTCTACGACAAATATGGAAACTACGAGGACGCATTGAGCGTATACAATTCGGGAAATACCGTGGACGGCAGAGATTATGCAGAAAGGATACTAAATAGATGACAAAAGGAGGAAGCATGAAAGACATAAAAAAAGACACTCAAGAGAGTGCCAAAATCCAATTTCATAATATCACACCTGAGCTCCCAGAGCAAGGGCTAAACGCGATTCAACCATACAAGTTGAATGTAATGATGAAATATGCAAGCAAGATTATCAATCAGCTTGTGAGCATTCCGAACTGGTTGGTTAGCTATGATGACATAGAGTTTATCTTGGAAATCGTGATGAACGCAATTAAGAAAGCGAGGGCTAATAATGAATAAGATAACAGGTTATGTGACACTGTTCAATCCAGAAAATTCGCTTGTGTTCAAGTTTGATAACATGGCTGAGCTTATGGCATTTACGCAAACAGCATTTATGACAAGCACAAAGCAGCTTAACGCTCAAATAGTTATAGACAAAGGAGAGGGTGGATATGAGTACTAAAACACACTGGAAGAAGTGCTTTAATAAAGAGTATATTGGAGTCTGGTATTGCATGGACTCAGACAAGGAACTAACGATTGATTATGTAGTAAAGTCCGAAGAGATAACGGGAGAGAAAGGTAGAAAAGATAAAGAGCCGGTCATTTACTTCAAAGAAATTGGTGAAGATGGCAGACAGCTTAAAATGATAGGTAACGTAACCAATATGAAGACTATAGAAAAAGTAACGGGAACTCCATTTATTGAAGAATGGGGTGGTCATAAGATATTAGTCTTTGCCGACCCGAATGTGATGTTTGCTGGCGATAAGGTGGGCGGTATTAGAGTAAGGCCATTTGCACCTAAGCAAGATGAATATTTCTGTGATGAGTGCGGATGCCAAATTACAGATGAAGGTAAGTACACGGCAAGGGCTATTGCGCAGAGTTCGAAGAGTAAATTTGGACGAACACTTTGTATGGATTGCGCAAAGCAAGTCAAAGCGGAGCAGGAAAAAGCAGATTTAGAGGGAGACATATTAAACGATGAGAATAACTAAGATTAAGATTAAAAATTTGTTTGGAATCAGCGAAACCGAACTTGACGGAAGAAACATAGAGCTATCTGGATCAAACGGCACAGGAAAAACATCCGTGATTGATGCAATTAGATATGCTCTAACAAATCAGTCTGATAGAGATTACATCATACGAAATGGCGAAAAAGAGGGCGAGATACTCATTGAGGCAGGTGCAGACCTATATATCAATAGAAAGAAGCGCACAGATAAGGCTGATTATAAGTCGGTTAAAGAAGCCGGTCGAGAAATGGGTAGCCCTGAGTCGATGCTCAAGACACTATTCACACCACTGCAGCTCAACCCTGTCGAGTTTACTCAGATGACAAAGGCAGAACAGAACCGTGTAATCCTGGATCTAATTGAGTATGATTGGGACCTTAACTGGATAAGGGATCAGTTCGGAGAAATTCCTCCAAATGTTAATTATGAGCAAAATATTTTGCAGGTGCTGAATGATATCCAGTCCGAAAAGGGTTACTACTTTCAGGAGCGCCAGAACGTGAATCGCGATATCAGAAATAACAGGGCGTTGATTGAAGACATCTCAAAGGATATTCCAAGCGGATATCAGGCTGATAAATGGGAGGCATTTGATTTATCAGCGAAGTATCACGAGCTTGAGAAGATAAGACAAAGCAACGATCTGATAATGAGAGCAAAAGCTTTTAAGGACTCATATGACAACAAAATGCGAGGATATGAAGCCGAAAAAGAAATTAGCATCTCATCAAATGAGCGTGCGATTGCATCAGAAAGAGAGAGTTTAAAGGCAAATATCGAAAGACTCAAAGCAGAACAGCTCGCTACGGAAGAGAAACTCAAAGGACTTGACGCAAAGCTGGAAGATAAGAATCGTGTTGCGATTGCTGAATTTGAGACAAAGGTTGCAAAGTTGCAAAAGGATATCGGTACTGCTAACGAATATATAGATAAGCCGATAGTTGATACTACTGCGTTATCGGACGAAATATCTACAGCAGAAGAGATGAAAAGACACTTAAACGAATACGCTCGCCTCAAAGCAAAGGAAGAAGAAACAGAGCAGCTTACGGAGGTATCAAATGAGTTTACAAGAAAGATTGAGCTTGCTCGTAAGCTTCCTGGCGAAATTCTTGAGACGGCTACACTTCCTGTTGCCGGTCTAACAGTTGAGAATGGAATTCCGCTTATAAATGGACTGCCAGTCACAAACTTATCCGAGGGCGAAAAGCTTGAGCTCTGTGTAGATGTGGCACTATCTAAACCAAACAGCCTGCAGGTTATCCTCATAGATGGTGTCGAAAGACTGTCTGATTCGAACCGTGAAAGGTTATACGCAAAGTGCAAAGAGAAGGGCTTGCAGTTTATTGCAACAAGAACAACCAACTCGGATGAACTCGAGATTAATTATTTGTAAGGAGGCAGTTAAATGCTAACAAGAGAAAACTATTTTGACAAAGAAAACGAGCTGAAATACTTCGGCTCGTCTCAGTTTAAATCATTCATGAAGTGCGAAGCTTCAACTATGGCAAGAATTAGTGGAGAAACAGAAGAAGAAACAAGCACTGCGCTATTGGTTGGATCATATGTTGACGCACACTTTGAGGGAACTTTAGATCTTTTCATGGCTCAACACCCGGAAATCCTTAAACGAGACGGAAGTCTAAAGGCTGAGTATACTCAAGCAAATGAGATTATAAACAGACTCGAGCGAGATGAAATGTTTATGAAATACATGAGCGGTGAAAAGCAGGTAATCATGACTGCCGAGTTGTTTGGGCACGAGTTTAAAATCCGAATCGATAGCTACCATGAAGGAAAGGCAATCGTAGACCTAAAGGTAATGCGTGATTTTGAGCCGGTATATGTCGAGGAACTTGGACGAGTTAGTTTCATTGAGGCATGGGGATATGACATTCAGGGAGCGATTTATCAAGCAGTTGTTGAGGCAAACACAGGCAAGAAGTTGCCATTTATTATTGCTGGCGCAACAAAACAAAAGGATGGTGCAGATTTAGGATTGTTCCAGGTTCCACAGTACAAGCTAGATGCTGCATTAAAGATTGTTGAACACTATGTCGACCATTTTGCTGACGTAAAAAGCGGGTTAATCGAGCCGAAAAGGTGCGAAAAATGTGCTTACTGTAGGCAGACAAAAAGGCTTAAGAGAATTGAGATTTTGGAGGATTTAGCAAATGAATAGCATCAACATTTTCGGTAGATTGGTCAGAGATCCAGAATTAAAGACATATACAAATGCAAAAGGTGAGACTAGTTCTTTATGCAACTTTTCAGTAGCCGTTAATCGTAAATTTGGAGAAGAAACCGATTTCTTTAACTGTACCGTGTTTGGCAAGCGAGCTGAGGTGATTAACAAGTTTTTTGCGAAAGGCAGCAGGATTGCCGTCCATGGTTCGATGCAGTGTAGCAAATCGGAAAACAAATATTTCTGGAATCTGATGGTTGATGATTTCACTTTCGTTGATACCAAAAACGAGGCAAAGGCACCAGCTGAGTCACCAAAGGATACATTCGAGGCAATCGATGACGATGTGCCATTCTAGGCGGTGCATCATGATTATACAGATTGATACGAGAGAAAAAGACAGAGCGATTAAAAAGATAATAGCAGAGTTTGACCGACAGGGAATTAAATACATCTCAAGCAAGATGTTTGTTGGTGACTATTGCGATCTATCTAATCCACTCGTCATTATTGACAGAAAACAGAACATAGCTGAGCTTGCTCAAAATGCAACATCTCAGCATGACCGATTCAAACGAGAGTTGCTGAGACTCGATGAAATCGGTGGAAAGATGTATATCCTTGTCGAGCAAGACAAAATTGATGGAGTAAAAATACGGTCACTCGAAGATGTGATGATGTGGAAACCAAGGTTCGGTAAGATTATAGGCTTGCAAATCTATAGAATCCTGTCAGCCTGGCAACACAAACACAGTATAGAGTATGTATTTTGTAGCAAAGCGAACACTGGCAAGGAAATCATTAGATTATTGGAGGACTCGAAATGAATGGAGTTGCAGAAAAAATAATAAACGCACTGACCATTGAGGATGTCCTCAGAATGTATGGATACGGAACAAGCCCAAAGGGTAGAATTCCGTGTCCTATTCACAAAGGTAAACACAATAACTTTTGCTATACGGAAAAGGTATATCATTGCTGGAGTTGTGGAGCAAAAGGGGACTTGATTACGCTCGCCATGGAGCTGAACGGAATTACGTTCCCTCAAGCGATTGCTAAGCTAAACTATGATTTTTCGCTCGGAATAGTAAACAGAAAGCCAAGCATAAGAGAGAGGCAGGAGATTGCGTTAAATAACAAAATTTCGAAAGTGGCAGAGGCTCTAAAATCCGATTTAAGCGATTATTATTCAAAAGTGACAGATATACATAGGGGACTATTTAAAGTTCGCTGCAGCTCAGATTTCAAAGCAGATGAAGCGAAGCTAATTGACCATTACATATCTAGTTCTGAGCAATGGCTAGATGACAATATTGAGGGGGTGATGTATCCATGGGTGCCATAGATTTTACAAAAGAAGACTATTTGACCTCGGTTGTGCCTTTTGAATACATCGAGCAGAGCGATAACGCTCTGGAAAAAGAGCAAAGGAAAGCGCTTGTTACAGAGCACGCTAAGTCTGTGGGGATTAAAAACTTTACAACGCTTTATAAAGCTTATTTGAAGATGCTTAAACAGATGGCAAGCAATGATTTGATATGCAACGCAACAAACTTTACAGGCCAGGAATTTGAGCTTGAAGTCGGTACATGGACAGCTGACGATGGTGGCATCTCAAGAGTAGGATATGGTGGAATGGAAGAAATTGCATGCCCTCACCCTATAATGCCAGTGCTAAGGCTTGACAATGTAGACACCGGTCTTGAAAAGATTAAGCTTGCATATCGTAGAGGTGCAGTTTGGAAAGACATTATTGTTGACCGCAAGCAGATTGCATCAAACAGTTCGATAGTCGGACTAGCCGACTATGGAATCGCAGTCACCTCGGAGAACTCTAGAGCGCTTGTTAAGTATTTGCATGACGCAGAGAATCTAAACTTTGATGTAATACCAAGCAAGAAGTCTGTAAGTCGTCTCGGATGGGTTGGAGACGATGGGTTTTCACCTTATGTTGATGGACTAGTGTTTGATGGAGAAGAAGCATTTAAATCGTTTTTTAACAGCGTGAAGCAAAAAGGCAGTAGTAAAAAATGGATGGACCTAGCGAAAGAAATCCGAAGTGGGGATAATCCAGCGCCTAAAATTTTATTAGTTGCAGCGTTTGCTTCGGTACTGGTTGAACCGTGCTCATGCCTACCCTTTTTCGTCCACGTTTGCGGTGGAACCGAGACAGGTAAAACTGTTGGATTAATGCTTGCAGCGTCAGTATGGGCGAACCCTGAGATGGGAAAGTACATCCATACATTTAATTCGACTGCAGTTGCGCAAGAGTTATCAGCCGGCTTTGTTAACTCATTGCCACTAATCCTGGATGAGCTCCAGATTATAAAAGATCGCAAAGATTTTGACCAGCTCATATATCAGTTGTCGGAAGGTGTAGGAAAGGCAAGAGGACAAAAGACCGGAGGTCTGCAGCGCAATGGCACATGGGCGAACTGCATTATTACATCCGGAGAGCAGCCAATAACTTCGAATACATCCGGAGGGGGTGCGGTTAATAGAATCATTGAGATTAGTTGTGAGGACATAAAGCTATTCGACGATCCTGGACGCATAGTAAAGGTTGTCAAATCGAACTATGGACATGCAGGGAAGGAGTTCGTAAGAATCATTTCAGACGACTCTGTCATGCAAGAAGCAATCAATTTGCAACAGTTGTTTTTCAAGGAATTAAATCAGAAATCTACAGAAAAGCAAGCACTTGCAGCGAGTTTATTACTGACGGCTGATGCTATCTTAGGTGAATACATGTTCTTTGACCAGGGCTCAATAAATATCGAGGATATGAAGGCATATTTGTCAAGCAAGGAAGATGTGTCGCAGAATAAGCGAGCATATGAGTGGCTTCAAGGTTGGATTGCAGAGAATCATAATAGTTTTATCACTGATAACTATACGCCGTTGGGGAAAATCTACGGGAGAATCTCGAGTGGCGAAATAAATATTATACGAAATGTATTCAATTCAGCATGCTCAGAAAATGGATTCAATCCGACCGAGTTCGCAAAATGGCTCAGCAGGAATAACTTGACGGATGTTGTTCAAGGACGAGTCGACAAGCGAGTCAGAATTAACGGAATAAGATTTTGGACAATAGCGCTTCATATCAATATTGAGGATGAAACCTCTGAAAGCATTGGATTTGTAGAGGTTCAAGAGGAAATACCTTTTTAATAGGTGTCCCCAAGAATCTCCAGTATGTTATTTGATATGAAACGTTGGAATTTCAACAATATAGTGAGGGGTGTCCCCATGTGTCCCCAAGCCGTTGGGGACAAAAAAACATTGAAATATTAACGAAATCGCCAAGTGTCCCCTGTCCCCAAGAATTTACACACACTATATATAGAGATAAAAAAATTACATCTAAAAAAATATATAGAAACCCTCGCGTAAGGATAACAAAAAACGTGGGGACAGTGGGGACAATCGCCATAAGCATTGAATTTACTAGGATAGAGCGTCCCCAAGCCGTTGGGGACAAAAAATAAGGCAATCGCTATAAGCGTTGAAATAACTACATTAAACCGTCCCCATGTTATTTGGGGACACTCAAAAATAAATAATAATGCATGAAGGGTTATTTATATACGCATAGTATGAGGAGTAATAACATGATACCGAAAGCTAAGAAAAGCAAAAAACAAAAAAGACCAATCGAGCAGGTGCCACGTTTTGAAATCATAAAACTACAAAACCTGCTGCACATATCAATCATGGTGCGAGTTTTATGGACAGTGTACAGCTGGAGAGAGAAACGCATTGGATATTTCCTCGAAGCGTACATGAGTCTGCTCGGTGAAGTATGGGACCAGAGGTGCACGGTTAATCAGATGATAGACGGTACGAAAGACATGACTGGACACGACATCAGGCAGCTAGTAGACGACATGATCAAGTATGGGAGGTAGCAGATGAAATATGATAAACAGGAAATCGGACAGCGAATAAGAGCCGAGAGAAAGGCTCGTAAGATGTCTCAAGAAGAATTATCAAAAGCAGTAGGTATCGCAAGGTCAACGCTCATCCACGTTGAGAAAGGTGGCACACTGCCTGAGCTCACACCACTAACAAATATTTGCGAGGTTCTAGGGTGTAGGGTGTCATACATTCTAGGCGAAGAGGAAGAGATTAAACAGATAAAATTTCACATTGGAGCATTAAGAATGTCACTAGCACTTCAAAGCGAGGTCCTGAATGATGAGTCAGAAAAACTTCATCAAATACAAAAAAGAATCGAAGATCTTGCAAACGTGTCACGCAATGCTTTGAAAATGTGCGATGAAGTAATGGTTGAGCTTTAGAGGTGACACGATGAAGTGCGAACTATGTGGCAAGCGAATAAACGAGTACGGAAAGTACAGTGCAGTGATAGCTGGTAAAGAGCATTATCTGTGTGTTTGGTGCTATAAGAAAATGCAGAGAAATAACGAGATTTTAAAGGAGAGCAATCACATGAAAAATATAAAGCTAGGAGAATAGAGATGTATAAAGTTCCCATGGAAATTCCAAAACATTGTAATAAATGTCCGTTTGGCAGACATCAATACACCAAACCTTTTTGGTCGAGTGAAGATAGGATAGATCCTGTAGACTTTAAATCAAATATCAAGAATACATACGGATATGTATGCAATATCGACTTTAACGAAAATGGAAAGTACACACAAGTACTACGGGCTCAAATTGGAAAGGACATTGAAAGGCCTGATTGGTGCAAACTTATAGATATGGATGCGAAACGATTGAAGAGGTGAAAGATGATACCACAAGATAGACTGATAAACTATGCAAGCAATTTCCTTAAATCGGAAATTGAGAACATCGAGAAATTGCTAAAGGATGAAGAAGTCGGTGACGCAAGTAAAGATATATTGAGTAAGCTTTTGAAAGAATACAAGCACGATTTAGAAGTGATTGAAAGGGAGCGTTGGTAATGAGACTAAAAATAGAGTTAAAGCTAGACGGTAGGACAATATCAGGCAGAGTGTTGATGCAAGATGAAAGTTTGAGGAATAATAATTCTAGACCGATTACTCTAATTAAAAACGATAAATTTAGAATCGTGTCGTCAACGTTACCACTTTTAGGTTGGGACGTGTTATTTGTCCGAGGAATGTCATATAACGATGATAATCGCGTTTTTCTTAAGAGTTTTGAAACCATCGAAGAGGCAGAAAGAATTTATAAAAACATCATCGAACTTGTAAATGAGCTAAATGGTGAACTAGGTGGAGTCGTGGACGAGCGAGGAAACACATTATTTGCTAAATGCGATGCAATAGGAATAATACATCATCGAGAAGGTTGGGGGGCAATAGAAACGACCGACACCGACCAGTCAGCAAAGGCTGATAAAGGCAAGTTAGAGTTATCCCTTGTTAATCCGGAACTTGTCAAGGCTGTAGCTGAGGTGCGAATGTACGGTACAGAGAAGTACGGAGATAGCGAGAATTGGCGAAAGGTAGAGCCGAAAAGGTATGTAGATGCACTTTACAGACACTTGCTAGCATACATCGAGGGCAACGAGGTAGACGAGGAGAGTGGACTATCTCACCTATCACATATGGCTTGCAATATCAGTTTTCTACTAGACAAGGAATACCTAAAGGAACATAAGGGTGTATAGCCATGGTGGACTACGAACAGATTAAGCAGCTTAAAGCATTGCGCAGGGAAGCAGAGGGACTAAAGTATTCTATTGACCATGCTAAGCCAGAAATAGTCACAGACTACTACAAGGACTATAGGAGTGGTCGAGGAATCCCAAAATCGCTTGTAGGAGTCGATTTTGACTGGAAGGGTATATCGAGCAGGGAGAGACGGTTAAAACGCAAGCTAGACGAAATTAGCAAGCTAATTGAGGCTATAGAAAAAGAGATAGAAGCTATAGGCGACCCTGACATGAGGACAATACTTCGGATGTACTACATAGAGGAGCGTTCGCAGGAGGAAGTCGGTTTTGCTCTAGGGTATGATAAGGCGACTATCTCAAGAAAAATAAAGGCATTTCATGAAAGTTGCAACAAATGCAACAAAAAACTGTGATATATTGTATTTAGCGAAAAGGGAATTGTGGCTTCCTCAAATTATTTCTCATATAATAACTCGCAGAAGGCGCTCAAGATTGGGCGTTTTTTGTGATATTTTTCAATATGTTGTGGGTATATAGATATTAGGCTATGTGCAAGTCCATATGTAGTGACTTGTATTTGCCATTCATTGAATGGTAAAATAGTCTATACATAGCATTATGTTTTGATAGAGAGGAGGCCGACATGAAAAGAACAGTTTTTGATGTAGCAAATTGGTTTCTGTC